TGATGTCCCCGGTCGTTTCCGTTTCATCATATACCGTGCACTGATACATCTTTGTGACGTTCGTCGTGCCGTAGCGAACAACCGTCAGTTTGCCTACGAGCGTTGGGTTGACGAGATACCCGGTCAACCGGGCAAGCGTCCCTTCTGCATCTGGAACGATGTAGATGCCATTTTCCCATCCGTTCGTCTGATCCTTGACAAGCACGATGTCACCCGCCGACAGGGTGTAACCATCGATGGTTCCTGCCGGGACGAGCGCGGCGGCGAGGTCGCCGATGTTCTCCGTAGTTGCGGCGGCACACATGGCTGTGAACGGAAGGGCCGATACCATGAGGTTGATGTCTTGCAGAGCGCCGGACAGACTGCCGATGTTATTGGCAACTGCACTGACGGCTTCTTGCATGGCGGTAACGGCTTTTTGCATGGCGGTAAGACCAGCTTCAAAAACAGGGATGACCGCTTCGCCCTCGTCAATCCTGTCCATGAACGTCTTGCTCCCATTCTTTTGCGTTGGGGTTTCGTTTACCATGCGAAATGGTTTCGCCCATGATTATTTAAATCCGAGTCCGACACGCTTTTTTAACATCCAAAGGGAAACACTCTCATCATGTTCGGGCTTATCCGCAACCTGTTCATCGGCGTTCAACTCCAAGACGAGTTCAGCGACCCACTCGTCAAGGCTAATCAAGAAGTTACGAACTTCAAAAACGACGTGGTCAAGTCGTTTGAAACGGTTGGGAAGTCCATCAACGATGCCGCGAAAGAACTCGCAGGGTGGGGCATTGCCCTATCAGCAGCGGGTGCGGGTGGTCTTTACTATCTTACGAGCGGGTTGGGCATGGCCGACCAGTTCACGCAATCCATGAAAGTGTTTCGGCAGTATGCCGGGGAAGGCGCTGACGAACTGTATCGGCAAATGACCACGATGGCAGACGGCACCATTGACAACTTAACGTTGTTGCAGAACGCGAACCGTGCCATCGTCATGGGTGTAAAAACCGAATACCTGCCGGAAATGATTCGGATTTCCCGTGCAGCGGCGCTCGCACTCGGACAGGATGCAAACTTCATGTTCGAATCTATCGCGGTTGGAACGGCGCGTCAGTCCAAACTCATTCTCGACAACCTCGGCATCCTGCTTCGCAACCAAGACCAGGTATATGAGAACTACGCGAAGAGTATCGGGAAGGCGAGCGCGGCTGCTCTAACCGAGGCAGAACGCACAATAGCATTTCAGGAAGCGGTTATCGCTGCCGGTTTAGACATGGCGAACAGGGTCGATCTGACTGCGGAATCCATCACCATGACGTATAACCGGGCGAAGAACGCGGCAAAAGACTTCCAGATGTCCGTATCCCGTGGTGCGATGAAAGTGTTCCAACCGATAGCAGAGGTCGCCGCGAACGCTCTCATCTTTGCGAAGTTGTTACCCGAACCCCTGCTCGCACTCATCGGGATTCTCGGTAGCCTCGCGTCCATCGGGTTGACAGTAGCCGGAACGTTCATGCTTCAGGCAGCGGCGGGTATTTACTTCATCAAGTCAATACGAGAATCCGTAATCATTCCCCCACTCCTTGCACGGGTGCGCCTCGCCATATCAGCCACAACGTTGAGTCTACAACGGCTCGGGCAACAGTCAACTATCAGCCTCGCCAAAAACGCAGTCAGCAGCGTAACCACGTTCGCCCGGACAACCATTGCAAACTTATCTGCCGTGCGCCTCACCGCTCTTACCACCGGAGGGGGTATTGCAAGTATGGGGTTGACCGGGATACCGGCTCTAACAGGCTTGACAGGCGCGTTTGGTGGGGCTACGGCGGGCGCTACAGCCTTCGGCGGGGCATTGTTAAGTGCTCTTCTCCCGGTGCTCCCCATCATAGCAGCACTTGTCGCGGCGGGTCTGTTACTTGAACACGCATGGACGCATAACTTCCTCGGAATTCAGGACGCGGTTGCGAAGGTCGTGGAATACGGACAAACCTTCTTCGGCTGGATTGTGGAGGGTGCGAAGATATTCGGCGGTGCCATTTTCGAACCCATCATGGAAGGATTACGTCCGATTCTCGAAACCATCGGCCTTGTCAATGCAGCGGGTGAAGATTCCAAGATCCTGCTGACCATTGTGGAGGGGTTGGGTGCACTTTTCAAGTGGTTCTACGGGATTCTTGAGCCGTTCGTCCCGGCCATCAAAAACATCATTATCCTGATTGGGAAGGTCATCGGGACGATGCTCTCCATACCGTTTAGGCTCATACACCGGGGCATGGAAGAGTTGATTAAACTCGCTGAATGGCTTGCACCTCCCATAATTGCGTTCGCACAAGCCTTCGCAGATGGAATTGGGCGCATCATCGGGTTGATCAAGGATTTCCTCGGCAATCCCTACGTTAAGTCCTTCCTCGACATGATCGGCTACATAGCACACTCGTTTGGGGGGATTGCAGGCGGGCTTGTAGAGGGAAAAGACATCCGGGTAATTGCCATGGAACAACAGGAACGGTCGCGAACAACCGCTCAAACCATTCGTGCAAATTTCAACGACGCGGTCGTTTCAACCCCATCGGGCGGGAATGTAGATGTTGGGAAGGTTGAAGTCAAGGTTGATATGTCGGGGATGACCGTGGATAGCGAAGAGCGGGTAAAGGAGATTCAGAAGGTTATGGAACGGGAGAGTGGATATGCTCTCGCAAATAAGTTGGGCAAGGTGTTCCGCACCGAACTTTCGTCGTATGGGTATTAGGAGTGCACCATGACAAATTACGAAACAATCTTGATAAACGGTATGTCGTTTATGGCGGTTGTTGGAATTGACTACGACCAAGATTCCAACTCCCCGTCGCACAAAACGGAAGATGGGTTTGCCATTACTGACCATTTGGAGGTAAATCCCCCAAAGTTTTCTCTTCAATTTTACCTCGATCGTTCCTTACAGGAGCACCGGGCGTTGAAGTCCATTGTCGAGTTGGAAGAACGGATCAGCCTCACCACTCCCTTCGGGCACTATGACAATGTGGTTGTTGACAGCATCCGCATGAACGATGGGACGTCGCTCACCCATATACAGGCGAGTATGGAAGCACACCAAATCAGAGTCGCCAGTCCAAAATATGCCAAATTCACACTTCCAGTTCCCGTCACAACTGGCGAAGAATCGACCGATCCGGGCGTGGTTAAGACACCTGACACGAAAACAGTTGCAGATGCCCCTCGACCCGAAAGCATCCTCGACAAAACCATTGGCAGATCCGTGAACGCATGGGTCAGTGGGTCGGATGAAGCGAAGGAAACGGCTGAATCGCCGTATACTGATATGGACATTGTTGAGGTGGACTTCTAATGGCGACGGTGCAAGTGCTCCCATTCGACCCACGGATTGGGTATCCGCAACTTCGAGATGTGGCGATTAACAATCAGGTGTATCGGCTGTCCTATGAGTGGAATCCACGCGGGTTCGCCCGGTTAACGATTACCAATCGTTCGAGCGGGGATGTGGTTTGGAACGGTAAACTGACACCTCGCTACTGTTTCGATGCTAAAGACCGGAATGGGGTGACATTGTTTGGGATTATGGCATGGGTCGTGACTCCGAACATAGCCGAGGTGTGGGTATTCTATGTCTGAATTCTGGAAGCGATATTGCCGGGTTCAGTGCGGTGACCGGATATTCGACATCAAGAGTCACGACATCGACTTCAATATTACCGGGGGTAATTCGACAAACGCTAATACCGCGACGGTCGGCGTTTACAACCTCGCCAAAAGCACTCTATCGGCGTTACAACCGGGTATCGCCATGCAGGTGGATGCAGGGTATCAAGATGACCACGGTATCGTTTTTTACGGCGTTGTGGACTCGGTCGAGAGCACTGTTGATGGAAACGATGTTCGGACAACTATCGTTGCCAAAGACCACATGAAAGCCTTGCAAGACGCTCCCGTTTACATCGGTTCGTTTCCAAAAGGAACCCGTGTGAGCGAGATTGTCCGGGCGATCTACTCGGCGTCCGGGGTGCCTTCCGGGGTGTTGATTGATGGGGGTGTCGTTACAACCCGCCCATTCACACTTGTCGATGTTCCGGCAACCCTGCTCAAAACTCTGGTCAAATACACCAATGGCGAAGTTGCGAAGTATAACAAGAACCCGCCAACCTTTACGGCATACATCGAACATGGTCAAGGATTCTTCGTGCCGACGACCTATACCGATGCGAAGGTGATTGTGGTCGAATCGGCAACCGGGTTACTTACAGTGGAACCAATAAAGGAAACGGCAAATGCATCTGCATCCGAATCCGCAACGGTATCCGAAGAACCGACTCAAACGGCAACCGGCACCGCTCAACAATCGTTGAACCTATCCACGTTGTTCCAGTGGCGCATCCGTGCAGACACACCCATCCAGTTGAATGCCCGCGAATATACCGGGACGTATAAAGTCACGAAATTTACACATACGCTCTCCGGCGACGATTTCGAGACGAAAATGGAGGTGAAGCCGATATGAACGATTTTGTTCACGCGGTCGTCAACATGGTCGATAGCAAACTCGCGGGCATCAACACGGTCGATGTGGCGATCTTAACGGAGTTCGACCCGGCAACATACCGGGCAAACGTGCAGTTGAAACGGAAGGTAAACGGGACAACGGTTGAAATTTTCAATGTGCCGGTGATGTTCCCGTCTTACAACGGGTGCGCGTTCGTCATCCATCCTGCACCGGGCGATGTGGTGCTTGTCGTCTACTCCAAGTTTGAGGTGGAAGAACAACTGATTAACCGGGATGTTGTCGAGGTAAACGGGGTGCTCCGGTTCGACCTCAACAATGCCGTTATCATCGGTGGGCTTGTCACCACACAGGATTTGCCGGTTGCAATCGGGGTTGATGAGGTAGGTATGTTTCACAAGAGTGGGGCGAGTATCAAGATTACCGCTGATGGGGATATTATCATGACGGGGAAAGACATTCACTTGAACGGTGGGATGATCCCATGAAGCGGATCGCGGTCGAAGGTGATACCGACACCGCGCTCCCGGCACACGATCCACCGGCGGGGGGAGGCCCGTATTCAATTTCCCCAGTGGATAAACAGACCAACGTATATATCAACGGTCGCCTCGTCATTGTGGAGGGAGAGACGTTCAGTGTGCATTGTGGAACGGGGTTTGCCGGGAATCTCACCGGAGGGAGTCCTCACATCTACGTCAACGGAACCCCTGTTTGCAGAGAAGGTGACATTTCCACTTCTCCTCACACGATGACGGGAATAACCGTTACTCGCAACACAAATACATTCGATGGTTCGGTGTAACCGTTCTGAATCCCATTTATATTTCCAGACCGCAGACTAATCGGTGATGACCGACGCGGAAGCATACCTGACCACGTTTGCGCTTGATGCCAACGGTGACGTTGCCCTCGGCCCCGATGGGACTCCTACGCTAATTTCCGGTCAAGAAAAAGTTATGCAGGATATTCTTGACATCATCCGCACTGCGAAGGGTTCCTATGCGTTTGACAACGAATACGGGATTGATTATGCAACCATTGTCGAATCCAATTTCAATCCCATTACGGTTGAAACCGTGATTAAAACGGCAGTTGCAAAGCACCCATCGGTGCGAGAAGTAACACGGATAACGGCGGTTCCGGGTGAGAACCGGGTTATACACGTCGAGATGCAGGTCAAGTTGTATTCAGGGAAAGAGATGTGGGTTAGGGTGAATATATGAATTACGGGGTAACGAAAGACGGATTTGTGCCAAAACCTCTCACTGCAATCATTGATGATCTCAATGCTCGGGCAAAAGTCGCGTTTGGTCCAACGGTGGATTTAACATCCACGTCACCGCTCGCGAAATTTATCCATAGCATTGCCTACGAACACGCGCTCCTCTGGCAATTGCTTGAGGACGTCTACTATTCAGGGTATCTCGAATACGCCGAAGGTTCCAGCCTCGACAATGTCGTAGCGTTGCTTGGAATTGTCCGAAATCAGGCGGCACCTGCTCGTGGCGAAGTAACTATCACTCTCGCACCGGGATACACCGACCCGGTGGTGATCGAAACGGGAACCCTCGTTGGCACCGCTGATAATTCGGCAGTTTACCGGGTGACCAGCCCCGCGCAACTATGGGTGGAAACAGACACGCTGACGGTTACGGTTCCTATCGAGGCGGTTGAACCGGGCACTCACGGCAATGTCGGTGCGGGGTTCATCACAAAGATGGTTACGCCGAAATCGGGCATCGGTGGGGTTACCAATGCGGAACCGTGCACCGGGGGAACGGAAATTGAGAATGACGTTTCGCTTCGCCTCCGCGCGGCGGCATACTCGTTCGTTGCAAAGGGAACCATCGCGGCAATGCGAGGGGCGTTGATGGCAATTGACGGGGTATCAGATGTCCGAATCGTTGAAGATACCACGCTCTGCAAGGCTACTATCACGGTCTTGGGTGGTGCCGATGAAGCGATAACTGCAACGATTGAAGATACTCGCCCGTGTGGGATACTTGTTGAGTGGAATCGCCCGACCCTCACTCCGATTACGTTCACGGTCAGTGTCACAGGTGTAACCGGCTATGAAACATTTGAGGTGGTTGAAGCGGTAAAATCCGCAATCCAATCGTATATCGACAAACTGACTATAGGGGATGTGATTTATTTCTCGGGTGTTGCCGACGCAATCCTCGATTGCCCGTATGTCGCCCGGTTGGAAAACCTTTCAATTACCGATGGAACGAATGTTGCGGATGCGTTCGGGGAATCTATCGTAATCCCAATT